CAAGCTTTGCGTCTCTAGTTAAAAAAAACGCCGCTCCCGCATTGCGGTATCCTGCCCAAACGTAACCAGCTAAGTAATTTTGATAAAGCAAAAAGGAGAAAACCAGAATTGCGAAAATAGAAAGATAAACATCGCGCTTTTTCATTTAACACCCACCGTCGCCGCCGCCGCCGTGATGCCGTGCGTGGTCACGTCAGCTTCGTGCGTGGTCAGCGCAGCCGCAGCCGTCGCTTCCGCCGCAGCCTGCGTCGCCGCGTGAGTCGAGCCGGAGTGCGTGGCGTCAACAGTAGGGATGTCCCACGTTCCACCCAACTCACCGCCTGGGGCCGTCCCAACAACAATCTCAGCACTCAGGCCAGCGTGCGCCGCCGTCACCAGGTAGGTTGCGTCTGTAACACCGCCCCCAGCATGGCTGTGCAGCGTGGTCTCACCGGCGTCGGTGAGGTCAGTCCAACTAGCATCATTTTCTTTGACATAACCTGGATGGGGGTCTGCCTCTGCCTCGTGGTTGGCGACAGTTTCCCCAGCCTGCAACGCCTCAATGTCCACCTGCATCTCGGCAATCGCAGCCTCAACTTGGGACGCGTCGAAGTCTCCGGCATTATCCGCCAGAGTAACTTCACTTGCCGGGATGTTCTTGTTGAAGGTCCCCACTAGACAGCGACCCCATCACTTACTCGGATACACACAATAAGAATGGGTGAGAGATTGGCTGCGATAGTCGGCGTACCCGTGGTACTACATTGCACGAAGAGTTTACCCTCAGGGGCATAGTAGTAGCTCGACCCGGCCTCCTCAGCCACTTTGGCCGCACCAATATCCACAGCCGCATCGAAGGTTACACTGGTTATCCAGTTGGCTGCATCGGCTGCGGAGATAGTAAAAGCTGCATCCGAAGCCGCAGCCACAAAATCCTTGCTGAACAGGTGAGCAGTTAGGGCCAGAGTATCATCATCAAGGTCAATGAGCTTGAAACCCTCGATAATACCATACTTAGGAACCACCAACTCAAACTTGGACCCTATGGCGTCATTGGCATCCAGGGCGTCGGCCGCAACAATTCCCGGAACTTGGGCCGACACGATATAAATTCGGTCAGCCGCGACGGGCAACACAATGTTAGGGTCAAAGGACTCTATTTCTAATCCCATAATCTACCTCTCACACGGGCGGGTTGGTCGCGCCGCCCCGCGTGCTTGCTAGATTATGCCCTGACCCAGTAGACCGTGGCCCCGCACTGGAAGCTGGACGCGGTAGCTACAGTGCCGAACGGCGAGATGCACAGCGAACAATTCTCGGGCACCCACAGCTTGCCATCCACCGGGGCACTCCACGCATTACCCGGAAGGGCGGCGGCGGTACCCCAGGCCTGCACAGCACCCCAGGGACGCCAACCATTGGCCACCACTGTGGTATCTAGCGCCGTGATAAGGTCAGAAGCCGCCGTGGTGGTAACTGCGGCCTTACCGCTGGTGCTGGCAATGACCAGAGCCGCATTGGTCGGTGCGGCCTTCGAGGTCGTAACCATTGCCCCAATGGCGTAGGTCTGAGTGGCCGCGGTGCTCAACACCTGGGCCGCAAACAGGTCGGCCACGACCAGAACATAGCCGGGCCGGTTATTGAAAATTTCCAACCGCGCCGTGGTGGAGGGGTAGGCGGCGATGGGGGCAAACAGTGTGGCAGTCTGGACGGTCCAACCATCTCCGAGACGAGACATCTCAGCGTAGGCGGGAAGACCCTGGGCAACAAGGAGTTCACGGCTCTGGTTGGCGTGGATACCGACCGGGTCTCCATTATTGGCCCCACCACGAGTATAGGCGCGCAAATCAACAGCAGGCACTTGACTAACCTTTCTCCAGGCCGTAGCCTGGACTGTAGTAGGAGGGGCCGGAGCCCCCGCTACTCATCTACGACATCAACGATAAGGCCCTTGAGTACCATACCTTCCCGCATGTATTGAAGCTCCAAGAGTATCTCTTCGAGGATGGCCGCAACCGTCCTCTCCGTGACCTTGAGTTCTCCGTACCCCGAGGTCTCTATCGGGTGGGGATAACCGTCGGGACCAAGGGTAAGCCCCGACGCCTCGGTAATACTAACATCTTCGACCCGGCTGCGGGGACTTCTCCGCAGCCGTGTGACCGTGCCTTCACCGACTCCTAACTGTACCATAACCTACCCCTCTCCTACCACTCGTAGTAGACGTGGGTGAGACCCAGGGCGGGCCGGTTCGTGGTAAGGGCGTGGAACCCGAAGAAGTATGGGGCCTCGTCCGCGGTAATATCCACTGAGCCAAGAGCCGCACCCAGAGGAGGTGAGCCAAACCGCCAGGTCGGGTCCACATACCCATAAGCCTTTTGCTCGGTTACGGCCAGGACGATGGCAAACTCATGCCAAGTAGCATCGTCGGTGGTGAGGTTCACCGGAGTTCCGGCATTAGAACCAATCTGGAAGTTGGTCCCATCGCTGGAAATAAATCCTTGCTGAATAGCCTCGGTCGCTACCGCGCCAGCATCCTCACCAAAGCCCCAGCCACTCCGGGGCTCGTCGGCAGAGTGGACCGTCATGGCCCCCCAGAACCGGGCGATAAGGAACCTCGGTGGGTTTCGCATCCCGGCGATGTCGGCAGCAGCAAGCATGTGCTCACGCGAGCCAAACATTCTGGGGGACTCCAAGAGGTCGCCAGAGGCGTCGGTGAGGAAATGGTTGGGGGTCCGGGTGGTGTCACCCAGACTCCCGAAGTCGCCCCCAGCACCGGCAGTATTTACCAGTGAGGTGGCAATCCAACCGTTCTCGGCAAGTTCGTCGCCGGTAGCGGTGGAAGCCGCCCCAGCCTGGTCGAGACCAGTCGTGATGTGCAACCAGTAATCCGTTCCAATTTCATGAGCCCACCGGCTACCCGACCGCACATGCTGGCGGGTAATGGGCAGGTAGTATTTCTTGTCAACACCCATAGTTACTTGTCTCCTTCCGAGACGATAGGATAACCTATCAGGACTTCCGTCCTACTAAGCCGCCTTAGGCAGCATCACAACCGAGATAACCAACCCCGTAGTTGACGGGATAACGTTAATCGTCCCATCATTCTGGAGGAACCTTGAGGTCTCAACTGCCACAACTCGACCATCGTCAGCAGCCAGCGTGATGGCCAGGTCTCCCAGGTCGGCTCGTTGGGCCGGGTAACGGTCTCCTGCCTTGAACGTCACGGTGCCTCCCGAGCCGTCAGAGCCCAGGATAAACACGAGTCGTTCGTCAAAGGTCGTTCCAGACGGGGGACTGACAACCCACCCATCCGCAGCAGCAGTAGCCACAATGCCATTGGCACTACCGCCACCCGCGATAAACGGGAGGTCGGCAGACCGGGTATTAAGAGTCAACAGTTCAGTGGTAATTGCCGTGGTGGCCATAATCTATCTCCTTGGGACTACTAGCTGGCCTTGGTAACTTCGACACTCGCCAGAGCATAAGGCCGGGTAACCTTGGCCCCGTACAGGTGGAGGCCCTTAACGGCATCCGCAAAGGCATCCTGGGGCTTGAAGGCGTCGATGGAGTCAATCTGTTCCGCGAAGGTGGCCGCTTCCTTGGTCCCGGCGATAATAGTGTAAACACCACCCGCGGTAGCAAGGGTGCCCGACGTGGCCCCACTCAGGTTGTTCGACTCCTTGACCTCGAAACCTGCAGCCCGGCCCACCTTGCCATTTGCCAGGGTATCCCGATTCTTGTCGGTGCCGTAGTCCACAAACCTGCGGTCCTTCTGGAGCATACCATAATACCACGGGGGCACGATAACATACTCGCCGATTGTATCGGCCTCCTTGAGCTTGACCATCAGGTCAACCAGGAGTTCGTAGGCATCGGAGTCACCCGCACCTGTGCCGACCGTGGCAGCGGGCAATCTATTCCCGGTGTCATTGGCGGTCCCGGCCACCCCAGTTTGCAACACACTATTGCAATACTGGTCAACATCGTTGGCCAAGGCATAAGCCGCTTCCTTCATAGCCTTGTCCATGAGCTTGGGCTGCTGTTGCCACCTATCCACGTTGTCAATGGCGAAGTTGAAATAGTCGGCCTCGCTGATAGTCAAGAACAGCGAACTGCCTTGGAGAATCTCTGGCCGGGCAATAGCCGTGATAGTCGGGGAAGCCGCGGTGCCTCCCAGACCCGCATTGCGGGTGTATGACCTCACCGTAATTCGCCCAATCGAGCTAATCTTTACGGTGTCCCCAACCTGCTTAATCTCGCCCTCGTAGTCCCGATTCATGGACTCTGCGTGAACGTGTCTCTTGTTGAGGTTTGCAAGGAACGCCTTGCTCCAAATAGTTGGGTTAAAGTTCGTGATGGACATGGTAACTCCTCAAGTTTAACTGACGAGTTGGAAGTATTCCTCGTCGGTTATATCACTTACACTGGTTATTCGCTGGGCCTGGGCCCAGGTTCGGCCCCCCGTACCATTGCTCCCGGTGTTGTCCACCTTATCAGCCCCGACCTTGGCCCGCTCGGCAACCACACGGGTGCGGCGCTCGGTGACCAAAGCATCGGCTCGGGCAAGCATGGCCTCGGGCGAGGTAATCTTGGTACCGTTGGAGGCAGTGAGAAGCTCGTTGGGGCTAATCGTCACGCCATACTGCTCACGGATTTTGTCAGTGAGCATACTGGCAACCACGGGCCTGGCCTGTTCCTGGAGAGCTTCCTGCTGCTTACCCATCCGGTACTCTTGCCACTTCATCTGGGCAAATCGCTGTACCTGGGCGGGGTCGGCCCCATCAGCGGCCAGCTTCTCGGCCTCAGCCCGAATGTCAGTCTGCACCTGGGCTTCCTGATATTCCGACAACTTCTGCTGATAAGCCTGGGCAGCATACTTCCAGGGATTGTTATCATCGTCCCAGTTGGGCGAGGACGAACTTGCCGGGGTGGACGATTCACCTGAGCCACTCGTTGAGGCTGCAATCTCAGAACTTGCCGGGGTGATTTGGGAGTCACCGTTGTCCGGGGCCGAAGGCTGTTCTGGTGCCGTAGGCACTACAGTTGTAATCTCATCTACCATTATACCATTTCTCCTTCGCTAATTCAAGTGGTGGCTAAGGATTATACCTTTGCCTATTCCTGCCACTCAAGTACCACTCAATAAAACTATCCGACAGTGCTTGTTCACCTACTGCCCGCTCTTGCGGGTGTACCTGGCTCCGCCAGTTCATATATGCCGCGGCCTCGGGATTGGTGTTTAAGAATTGGTTTTTCTTTATAAGGGCTGCTCCTACCTGCGGATTAGACTTCGTGAGTGCTCGCTGGGCCTTCTCATTGCCTTCCAGTCGCTCATACTGGTTGAGTTGTTGGGCCAATCGAGCAGCCACTTCCGGCTTGGCATCTGGGAACAACAGTGCCGGGTTTCTCATAACCTGGAACACATATTGCAACTTGGTCCTAAGCTCGGTTCCCTGAACTCCTTGGTGGGCAGCGGCCTGGGGATTCTGGGCCAGCGCCCTACTGAACTCTGCAATTTTTTCTGGGGTATCTCTCCGTCCTACTGGTAGATTCTTAGCCGCCTCCCTCGTTGCCAGTTCTTCCGGCCTCACATACTTCAGGCCAACCGGCCAGACCATCCCCAAGCCCTGCTCGGTACCCCTCTGGTATCCAATATCCAGCCCGGCCTGCTCATAGAGTGGGCCACTCTCGGTACCCCTCGCGGCCATATAACTTGGATGGTCCACGAATCCGGTATCTCGGCCCGCCATTTCACCCAACCGCTTCTGGATGTCAGCTCGCCGGAAGTCGTAGTTCTGCACCCCCGGTATCATCTCGGCCAGTTTGGTCCAGAGTTCTTGTGGGTTGCCCCCGAGCAGTCCGGCCAGCCCACTAAATCGGTTAACGGGGCTCAGGGGCGTCTCGGCCGAGTAGGGAAGCATAGGCTTGAGACCTGGGATTGCCGAACCTATCGCGCTACTTGCTATCTGGGCCGGGGCCTTCACCGTGGCGAATGGCTCGAAGGGGAACATGTCCACAGCGGCCTCTACCGGACCCTGTGCAAACTGGGCATCTCCAGCCCCGCTTGTGTAACTCTCCCAGGGCATGAGGATACCCGATGCATCCACATAGAGTTTCCCGCCCTCACCCTGATGAAAGATGCGGTTGGCTAGGTAGCTCCCAAAGCTCCCAGTATCTATCATCTTTTGGTACTTCTTGGGGAGCCCCGACCTCTTGGCATCCTCAGTTGTTATACTATTCAATCTGGTAATGGCTATAACAAACGCAGGGTTCTGGGCCAGGACCTTCTGGAAGTTGGGCACCATGCGAATAGGCCAACGCACGAATGGAAAGACCTTATCAATAGCCTCTTCAATGTTCGTTGTTTTAGCGTAATTCACATGTATGCTGTTGGCAAACTCCTCACCCATGCTTTCAGTCTCATCTACCAGGTCAGTCCACCGCTGCCCGAGAGTTTTCACATCATCTATATGCACACCCTTATCGGAGAGCATAGACATGAACTCTTTGGGAGAGAAGTGGGTATCCTTGGACACAATCCACTGGGTAATCTCGCCAATAGGTGGCCGGTTGATGGCCTGGGTGAGTGGGGTGTGCACACTCGGAATATATCGTTGGTTGTTCTTCAGCGTCTCCCCCACTTCATCAATAAACTTTGGCATAGCTGCAGTTAGCTGTTTGTTCCACTCACTGCGATAGGGGGCCAGCCGCAAGGAGTTCTCGGTTATTCGGGCCAAGTCTTTGATGTACCGAACTATCTTGTCCCCACCCAGTGTCCACGCGGCCACCTCCGCAACTCCGGCCACCGGGTCCACCGGGGCAGTCAGGACACTGTAGACAAATCTCCCGGATTTCCCTACCCGTGCCGTAGCTGTAGGCTTACTGCCCGCAGCCTGGAATAAAGAACTAATAAACCCACCTGTGGTAACATTTGACCTGGCCCTAAGTTTACCCCGACTAACAAGGTCATATGCGAATTCTGGGGGGAAAAGGTCAGCTTCTGCCACAGAGCCAGGCCGTTTAATCGCGGCTCGAGTAGCTCTAAGCTGGTGGGCTGCTATACGTGTAGACTCCGAGGCATCACCGGGGTTTCCCAGGAACTTATTAAATCCATAACCACTAAAGGCGTTCTTCCACAGATACCCAAAGTTGGCCAACAAGTTGTCTTTTTGGAGGGCATTGGTGGTGTTGTACCACCGGGTGACGGTATCCCACACCGGGTTCGAGGCCTTTTGGGTCATGCCGCCCTTAAACGCGGCCTCTAGTTTCGTAGCTGTTGCCGCCAGGGACATTTGCAGGGGGTCACCCACCAACAGGTCGCCGCGCTCAGCCCATTTCCCTAAAACATTCGTCAGCTTATTGACCTCGGTGAGGTCCTTAACTACTCCCCCACGGGCCAACTGTGCTACGGCTTCAGTGAGTTGCGGCGAAGTTAACTGGCCGAGCGGGGGTAGTGCAGGCTGGTTCAAGACGGTGAGCTGGTCATTAACCATCCCCACCAACCGCTGCATATCGTAAACCTGCCCTGGTGCCCCCACCTCTATACCCAATACCTTACCTAAGTGCTTGGCCACAGCGTGTTGGGCCGCGACAATCTTGTGGATTTCGGGGTACCACAGCGAACTAGCTTGGTCAAGGATAGCCTTCTTACTCGTGGGTATCATCGCATTGATGCCACCTGGCCCACCCACATTGGCAAGTTCGAGGCTACTCAGCAGACCAATGAAGTCCTCCCCAGCAGTCTTAGCTATATCATCAGCGACGTCCTGGGGAATAGCAAATTCTTTCTGAATCTGCTCGGCCAGGTCATCCATAACCCCAATCATGCCACGGTTCCGCAGGTTATATAATTCACTGACCTGAGCCGAAGTCTGTGGGGTTCGGGGCTGCTTGTATAAACTGGCCACCTCAGCCCCCGTATCTTTAATCATTCTTTGCTTGGTGGCCATAGCCTCATCTTGGAGTTGCTGCAGGCGGGTCATGGGGGGGATGGTTGCACCACCCGGAACAGCCTTACCACTCCACTTTTGGGTAAACTCCCCACCTTTTTGCACAGCCGTGTGGGCACTGGCCAGCAAATTTTTGTTACGGACCCACATAGCTTCGGCAGTAGCTATGGCGGTAGCCACCTCATCCTCGTCAGGACTGTCCAACCTGGCCATAAGACCCTCGGAGAACGTCTGGTTTATATCGTTGCGTGCGGCTGACGCAGCCCGCTGGATATTCATGTTGTAGAGGGCTGTATTGGGGTCTATGACGTTGCGCGAGGCATTCTCCATCGCCTCCCACTCACCAGCTATAGCAGCAGAAATGGCCCGCTTGTCTGGCTTACCAGCATGCTTCCCCCTCATAAATATGGGCATGGGGTCTACCGTCATCTGCGCTAGTGGGGTAGTGTGGTATTTGAGAATCTCGAGAGTATTATTAGCCAAGTCCTCTAGGGTAGTAGTGACTCCACGAGCCTGACTCGCCGCGCTCTCGGCAAATAACTTCTTGCCCGTATCGGTCTTGCGTATAAGGGCTCCGGCCCCCTTGACCAACTGCCCGGCACCTTCGGCAGTTTTCTCGAACGGATAATTAACTCCTCGGGCTATGGCCTGGCCCACGGGCTCACCAATCTTGGCTCCCAGCAGTGCCTTACCTACTGTCCCGGCAGTCTTGAGCCCGAAACTAAATGGGGACAGGGGGTCAGTGGCAAACCGGGTAGCAGCCTGGGCCAGAGGGTTATATGTAGCCAGGTGTTCTCGGTAACTCTCGGGGCTCCTCCCCATAATAGCCGCACCAATTCGGTCGGGCACATTCTCGGTGTACCCTTGTAGGGCCGACCCAAGAATACCGGGGAGTATTCCGGCAACTTCAAGGGGGTTACCTGAACGCAAGGCATTAGCAGCCCAGTAACCAGGGCCGACATTTGGGCCGTCCTCCCGCTGCCCGGGTTGATATGCTCGGTTGAGCTGGTCGAGAAGTTCAAGCCAAGAGGGCACTAATTAAGATACCCCTTACTACCTAGAAGTCCACTGACATCAAAGCCACGACGCCTCCCACCCCTAAACCCAAATGGCTGTACAAATGGGAAGCTCTCACGTGACAATGTGGACGCCGGGTCAACCGGCACACCACGATATGGTATAACATGATTAGATTCCAGAAACTTTATAAAGTCTGCTAAAGCAGAGAGTTGGGTACTGCTCCCACCACTCTGCCCGTGGGCAAGTTTCCCATCGCGGAGTGGTAGCTGTGGTTTTGTGGGTACCCAAGGTAGCCCACCCCCACTCCCACCTGGGAAGTTTCCGGGACCCGGTAGGGGACCAAAATCTGGGTCCTTAGGTCCTTGGGGGGGTCGCCTATCTGGTGGTGTGAGCAGGGTAAGCAACTCCAAAAAATCGCCAATGAAAGCCACAATTACCCCTTACTAGAACCCCGGATTATACTTATCAGATATTTCCCCTGCAATAGATATAATCTTGTCCGACCACTGGGGGTCAGTAGCATACCCAGCTTGGTGCACCGCCCGGATAAAGGCCTCGCCGTCGCCCGTGGCGTTCAGGATTTCTAGTGCCGGTCCATAACGAGGATTAGTTTTCAGGAAGTTTGCAAAGTCTTCATAGGATTCCTTGGGACTATCGTATGCCCGGAACTCCGCCACTGTTTGCACCGGACCATTACCGTAATCTTCCCAGGTACCTACTGGTCCGGTGCTCGCTCCTGTATAGGGATTTCTCCCCTTGAGACCAAAATAGTTAT